TTTCGCGGTAGTTGTAGATCACATATGAATCGATTTCATTGCTTGCGCTTGATGGGTAGAACCACCAGACCTCGCCATATTTGCTGTTGTGGACAGCGTAGACCTTTGACGCTTGGTTGTAGTTCATGTTGCTGAACACATAGTCAGAGACATCGCAAGCCATTGGCTTGACATATCCGTCAAATGTCCAGAATCCTGATCGAGACATCCACATGGCGGCAGAGTCGATGGCCGCCACAGACTGAGATGAAATCACGCCACAGCCTGAACCGGCACGCTCAAAGCTGTACACATAGGGTAGGCCGACATAAGTCGCGGTGTGGACATCGACATCAGTGAACAGCAGATTGATGCCTCTGACGCGCTTTCCACACTTCAGAGCGCCAACAGTGTTCAGTTCAAAGTCACCGGCCTGATTGGTGGCTGCCGCCGTCCATGTTGTGTTGTCCTCTTGATCTGACCACTTGACCAGACGCGGATTGCTGGACGCACCCAAAGCAAACAGGAATCGCTCGGCAGTGGACAGCAAGGCAGCGCAGCCGGTTGGCGCGTTGGTGATGGCAACCGCCAAGGTTGGCGTTGTGAATCCCAACTGCCACTCATAGAGCTTGCCATCGGTGTCGGCGCACGCCACCAGATACTCGCCCCAAGTGTCCAAACTCCATGTGGTGGCTGGCGCAATAGCACCGGCATCAGGACGCGCTACACCATAGGCGAATGAGCCATAAGTGTTGTACCCATAGCCTGTGCCGCTGACGGCATCAGCACGGCCAGACGCAATACCTGTTGGCGTGATCTCTTTGATGACATTGTTTTCGTCCATGGCGTAGAGCTTGGACTGCGTGCCAGCGGCAATGTAACGCGCACCGGAATTGGTACGCCAAGTCAAGATGCCACGGCACAAACCGGTCAGCGCGGTGGCTGACTTCTTACGCCAGCCGCCAATGGGACGCAGTGTGTTTTCGTACCATCTGACCAGATTTGCGTCATACCAGCGTCCGGCAGACTGATACTCTGTGCCGTTGCGGTACACGCCAGCAGGGATTTTGAGTGGAATGAGTGCCATGGCTGAATTATGCTGTTTCTACTGACAGATTGGACACGAATGACAAGGTGGCAATGACTGATGGCACTGCCGGTCTAGTGGGTGTGCTGCTGGCTGCAAAATGCTCAATGCTGACACCAACATTCGTTGTTTGCCACATGATCTCTACATAGTCATTGGCCGCCAAATTAACAAAGAAGTTCAGCGCAGCAATTAAGTGAGATGGGTCGCCAGCACTTTTTCTTGCTGGAGGATGAAATCTGCTGTTTGAATTGTCAATGTTTGTGCCGTTTTTGCGAAACCAGACATCCACATCTTGGCCGTCATTGGTGGTGTTCTTAAATTGAATGCTGAATTGCAAGTTGTAGATTCCAGCCTGCGCCACATTCAGCCTTGACGAATTCGATAAGGTAACGCCATTGCTGAAGTCGGTGGTGTCAAATGTGATGGCATACGCCGTTGTCGTATTGGCCGCCACTTGATCTGTGCCATCCTGAAACGCGCCATAGGGACTGTTGATCCACTTGCCACCACGCCTGCCGAACAACGCTGAGAACAGTGCTGTGAGCTTGCTGAAGTAGGTATTCAGGCCGCCAAAGGATTGCGTGAAGAAACCCTGATCGTAGGCAACATCAGCCGAGCCAAGGTTTGGCGCTGTTGGCGGTGTAATCTGCTGATCAAGGTTTAGTGCCATGTTTTAAGCCACCAAGCCATTCAAGTAGGTGGTCTTACCGGCAACCTTGGTGGCAGTCAACTCTTGCTTTTTCAGGTTGTTCGGGTCATAGCTGACATGAACCCATCCGCTGTCGGGAATGCCGGAAGTGTAAAACTCCAGAATCAATTGCGTGTACTCAAGGTTGTCCATGATCCACTGTGCGAGGTCGGCGTTGGCAACGCCAGGTATCTCAATATCTGCCGCCATACCCTTGCAATGGTCTGAGGACTTCGAGCCATTCACAGCCGCATTAGATTCAGGACTACGATAGGCAGAGTTCACCTTCACGCCTTTGCCGTAATGGTCACGCACCGGCTGCAACACCTTCTCGCACAGCAGACGCAGATTCTCGGTGGCCTCTGCATCAGGCGTATTGTCAAAGCCCATGCGTAGGGCTGTTTCTGACTTACACATCTCATGCAGAGAAAAATTGGCTGATAAGTTCATTTGGTGTTCCTCAAGGTTTCGTAGGTTTCGATGCAGGCGTTGAGCTTTCTGATGGCGGCATCTCCATCGGCTGCGATCTGGAGAAGATCGGAAGCGACATCAACCGATCCACTAGATTCGGCTCTTGCTTCTCCGCTGTCACTTCCGCTGGCAGCGGTGGCGGTTTCGGACACTGGAACGGCGCAGTTGGGCGCTTTTGCAGGAAGCCGCAGCTTGAGACTGCCATTACTAAGATCAGCACGCAACTGATTTTCTTTAGCCTTTGCAACATTGTTCGCCTTTCGTAATGTGTCACCGTATGTCTGCGCTACCCTTGCCATCGCCTGCTCAGTCTCACGCGCCTTGGCGTTTAACTCGGCAATCTCGACTTGCTGGCGCTGAGACTCATCATTCTCGCCCTTGTAGTATCCGCTACCAAAGGCTGACAGCATTGCCAAGACAAAGCCGAGGATCACCCAAGGGTTGAAGATACTCATCCTTCAGCCTTGCCACGCACATACGCTTGTGCCGCCATGAAAGCCACCACAATCGTACCCATGGCGGCGCAGTAGGTGGTCGCCAGACCGTTCAATGCGCTTACCTTTTCCAGAGTCACAAACTCTGATGCCATGAAAGCAATGATGAAAGGAGGCGCAACTAAAGCAGCCCACGCCATGATGCGTTGCTGGTCGGCCATCTTGTCCATGTTCTCAATGGTGATCATGCGCTCTGATCGGGACAGTTCAGCATCAGTGACAACGCCGTCACCGTCTGAATCAAATTGGTTGTAGGTCGAATCTTTTTCAAGCTGCTTAATCATCATTCTTTCCTTTCCTTTGTTGCTGCTCCACTTGCCGTCTTAATCGTTCAACCTTAACAATCTCTTGCTTGACTTCATTCTTTGTTTCCAAGATGTCCAAATACAGCATTGCGCCCAAGGGAAGTAAGAGAGCTATCAACACACAGCAGGCTATCCAAGCAATCATCTCTTCCCCCAATGACTTACGAACAACAACCACATCCATAGGTAAAGGAGGAATATAGAAGTCGCTACCACTGCTGCGAGCTTTGCTTGTAGGTTTCTTTCCTCCTCTTTGCGTAGCCACTGCTCTTCCCTCTTTTTGGCCTCCTGCTTGAGTCTAGCTTTTTCCTGTTCCTCTGAGATGACTTCGCGCATTTCGTAGGTCTGCGAATACAGATCGGCAAGGCCAGGCGTTTGGTACACCATTATTTCCCGAATTGTTGTTGAGAGCTGCTCCATCTGCTGGCGGCACATGACACGATTCATGGCGCTTTCCATCATCTGAGCGTTGCTGACACTTGGATCGTAGACCTTTGCTTTCTCCTCCTCATCGCGCAGATATGCAGCTAACTGATCCTGCAAGCTCCAGAATTTAGAAAGCTGCTTGACGATATCGGCCATTGCCTGAGTTTCGTCATAGGCAACAAATTTTTCTTTTTTCTTTTTTGCCACAGGCTTTGTGCTTGCGGCTGGCTTTGCACCAAACAGCTTTTGCCACCAAGACCTAACAGCTTTTGCATCTCCAACAATTTCCTCGACTGTGCTTTTGACTTCAAGGAAATTGGTTTTGCTTTCTCGGTACATTGAGCAAAGCTCAGTGATTCCCGCCAAACAAGCGTTTGCTGCAAAGAGGATGCTAATCGGATCAATTTCACCCGCCTATGAGTTTGTTGACCATTGTGCCAACAAAGCCTGGCCCTAATAGAACCGCACCAATCACAATGTAGAGCAGATACTCAATGCGAGTCATGCGCTTGTCGCCTTCGACAAAAGCCTTTTCTATCGCGGCGTATCGTTCAGCGCAAACGGCCTCATGCACAGCAAATTCCTTTTCAACGCTGTCCATCACTATGCCTCAGTAGGCGCTGGTGTTGCTGCCGCATCTGCAAGTGCCTTAGCTTCAGCCGCTGCTTGCTGTGCCGCTACTGCCGCATCATGCACTGCTTGTTCTTCAGCGGTGTACTCAACGATTGAGGTCACGCCTGTTTCTACATTTACTACGATTCTGTGTGTCATGGTTTAGCCTTCATAAAGAATGTTGATTGAGCCAGCGTCAAAGGTGTCTGTGCCGCCTGATGTGGTTAAGCGAACACGATCTAGAGTGGCAGAAAGAGACTTAGATCCGCCCTGTATATAAATGTTTGCTCCATCACTTCGTCCTACAGCCCCCATTGCTGTCCAAGTGTTTGTACTAGAATTAAGTAAATTAAGAGCAATACTTCCGTGTCGAACACTCGCTGTTGCGCCACCATCTTCTATAAGAAAGCCCGATGAATTATTTGCCCCAGCAGTGCCAGCACCTGTTCGTCCATTTGTGCCTAAATACCCAGTTATTTCAACCCCACCAGAGTCGCCAATCTGCATGGTCACAGGAGAAGTTCCATTAGTGCTTACACCCTCAAACATCACAGTGATGCGCTTCACCCATGATGGGATAGAAGTAAAGTCAATGCTTGTACCTGATGTAGAGGCAACAGCAGTGCCAGAGGTAATCCCCAGTACCGCACCTGAGTTGATCGTGACGCTTGCTGATCCATCAATTGTTACTGCCATGATTTAGCCCTCGTAGATTATGTTGACTGTGCCAGCAGAAAATGTATCTGTTCCATTTGTGGTTGTAATACGAACACGATCTAATAAGCCAGAAAGAGTTACTGCACCACCAGTCAGATACTGATTTGATTCTGAACTTGAAAACATAACTCCATCAGCAACATATCCAAATGTAGTGTTCATAAGTTTTATGCCAATTGAACCGTTTTTTGCGCCGCCTGATGCCCCAGAATTTATGAGGAATCCAGCCGTTGAAGTTGCTGGAACGCCTGTGCTACTTCCTAATCTATTGCCGCCACCCACATATCCACTACTTGTTACAGAACCACTGCCAATTTGAATTAAATAACCAACAGTTCCACTTGTGCCAACACCATTAAAAATGACTGTCAAACGCTTCACCCATGACGGGATAGAAGTAAAGTCAATGCTTGTACCCGATGTAGAGGCAACAGCCGTTGACAACACAAGCCGTTGAAACTGCGCCCGAGAGCCTGCGCTGTCAGTGCCAAAGAATTGACCGTTGTATTCAAGGTTGCCAGCGGCTGCTGTACCAATTAGCGTGTCAGAAGTTAAAGCAAGTATTGACATGATTATCCTTCGTACAGAATGTTGATAGTGCCAGCATCGAATGTGTCTGTGCCACCTACGGTAGTGATGCGTACTCTGTCAAGCACACCCGCAAGCGATATGCTTCCACCAGTGCCACCAGTAGTTGTTGTGTCGCTTCTTGATAAAAAGCCATTCGCCACCCAATTGTTTCCAGTAATATTGGCAAATACTATACTTCCATGAACAACCGCACTTGCAGTATCAAAAGGAACGCCAAAACCAGTGGTAAACGCAATATTTATCCAACTTCCTGCGTTGGTAGCTCTATATCCAGTCCCTAAATATCCAGATGTAGTAGCAGAACCTGATCCTAATTGGAATAACCAATTGCTTGTTCCGTTTGTACTCACACCTTGAAACATTACTGTGATTCGCTTAATCCAACTTGGCAGTCCTGTAAAGTCAATCGTTGTTCCGCTGGTAGACGCAACCGCTGTTGCCAATGTATTGACAGAGCTTGTCGCAGTGGCGGCTTGAAGTGTCAGCGTGTTTGTACCCGCAACAGCAGGCGCTGATACTGTGATAGCCCCGCTGGTGTCTCCTGAGATAACGACTGATGACATATTTAAACTCCTACTCTATAAGATTTTGTATTGGCAAAGTCTCCGTGCAACATCATTGTTGCCAATTCACGAACTTCAATTGCTTCATCCTCTGAGCTGTATGTTCCAAGATTTTTACATACGCCATCAACCCAAATCTGAGCAGACCATCTGTTTCCATATTCTCTCTTGTAAACACCTTTATTTGGTCTACCTGCTTTCCCAGAAATTCTGTTTCGACATTGTTCGCTTCTTGTAGCTAAACGCAAATTATCTTTTTTATGGTTTTTTGGGTTGCAATCAATATGATCTATTTCTTGTGTAGCCCACTCACCATGATAAAGATACCAAGCCACTTGACCAACAGAATAGCCTTTGAGCTTCCCATCTACTTGCAAATAACAGGTTTGATGTTCTTTTTTGGTTGTTTGAACACTGACTGGTTTTCCAGTTTTAAAACCAGAAATCCACATAAGAATTCCTTCATCAGAAATTTTCCATGAATTTCTGATTCTGTCTAATTCAAACTCTGGTCTTATTTTTATTGTCATAAAACGATCCATCTAGCACCACTCGGAATAGTAACCGTTATTCCGCTGTTAATGGAAATAGGGCCAACGCTGTGTGCGTTGTTGGAAGAGCTTAGTGTGTAGTTTGTGGTCACGGTGCGCGTGTTCTCATAGAACACCGTATCAGCACCGCCACCAGTTGCACCGCCGCCCACTGAGGACCACACAGTGCCGTTGTAGCCTTCAAACTTGCCGAGGGTTGTGTTGTATCGGAGTTGACCGGCTGCCGGTGAGCCTGGCCGCTGCGCCGTAGTGCCTGACGCAATCTTGATGGCATCAGTTGCCGAGACAGTAAATGTGCCAGAGACAGACGCTGTACCGGCCACCGCCAATGTCTTGCCTGAACCAATGTTCAAGCCGACTGATGTGCCAGTGCCGTTTGCAGTAAACAGCGCATCAATGGTGTCCAAGTCAGTATTGACTTTCGTACCCCATGTATCTGTTGACGCGCCAACTTCTGGCTTTGTCAGCAATAGGTTGGTGGTGGTGGTATCTGCCATTCTTAAATCCCCTTACGCGGCTTCTTGCCAAGTGATTGAATTGTCTGCTAAATCCGTCCAGTTTTCTGAGGTGTCTGAAACTGGTGTCCACGATTCCGAGGAATCAGGCACTACGCCCCATCCGAAACCGATCAGCGTACCAACCGATCCGGCAAGGCTCACGCCACTGATATCCACAACAACAGAGCTACTGAAAGTGATTGTGCCAACTTCCCCTGTACCCTCAACGCCTGTGATGTCTTGAAGTGTGAGAACCGCGCCTATTACCGTTCCAACATCACCAGTGGCAGCATTGCCTGTGAGAATCGGTGAAACAAATAGCGAGTTGACAGCGCCAGTGGCTGAATTACCAGTGATGGCAACAGTTCTATTGATGCCGACTGTGCCTACATTGCCGGTGGCAATCGTGCCATCTTCTTGAATTGATCGGCTGGCTAGTAGCGTGCCAACAGCAACAGTGGCTGAATTGCCACTGATGACGACATTGCCTATGCCATAGACACCAAGTCCGTAATAGCCTGTTCCATAAGCAGCCATGCCGCTGCTCCGGTTAAGCCAACCGGATCAGGCCGGTGCTTGCATCATTGGTCGGCATTGTCAGCGTGAATGTTCCAGCAGTCACGGTCTGACTGCCAAATGTGTGGACGCTGACAGCTTTATTCGATTGAGTTGAGTTGTAGATCAACACGCAATCAAAGGCTGTGGATAAGGTGACTGCGGCATATGTAATGCTGGCGCTTGGTGTGACAAACGCTGTCGTGCCGCTGGTGCTCGGCGCAGTGCCAAATGTGACGGTGACACCGCCTGCACTGTAACCAGTGCCGGAAACCTCGCCAGTGGCCGTATAAGCAGTTGTAGAGGCATCAATGGTGGCGCTGGCTAAGTACAGAGCCGCCTTGAAAGTGTCTGCTGTAGTGGCAGCGCGAACAACGCCAGTGCCGAAATTGTGAACGCCGGTCAGCAAATCACCTTTGAAACTTGTACACATAGCTTGAGTATTCGCCATGACTTAATCCTTATCCAATTGCCGCCGCAACACCATCGGCTGCGACATTTTGTTTCAACACAACATGGACTGATCTGTGTACCAGTTCGTCATCCAAACGATATTCAACCCAACTGATGATCTCTTTGTCGCTCTCAGTTGAGCCAACAGATTTTTGCAACAAGGACTCGTCCATGTCGCCTTTGGTGGTGGTGATCATCATCCGAATGTCCTTGCTCGCGTCAAGATTGCGCCGCCAGAGGTTGATCCACGGTCATCAGCAGTCTGCAACTGCTCTAAGCCAGCAGCATATAACGATGACCACACATTGATTCTCGCATCATCCTGTAGGTAAGGCGCAGCCTGTAAAAGTGAACCGTACAAATAGATATCAGGCGCTTGCGTCAATAAAAAATTGGTTGCGACAATTGATGACAACTTAGTCAACTTAGCGTAGTAGACCAACTCTGCGGTGTATGCACCATCAGGAATCGGCAACAGCCGAAATTGATTTCCCACCACGCTGAAATACAGTGGCTTGCCGCTGGACAAGTAGGTGGTGTTGGACAGCGAATCCATGGCATCAATCGTCTGAAACTGCAATGCAGTCACTGGATTGGTGTCGAGCTTGATGGATTTCACTTCCAAGAAGTCATCAGGCACTGTGCCGTACTCAGCAGCCGCAGCAAAGGACGCAGTCGCACGCACAATCATCTGTCTGGTGCGTAGCTGGCGCTCCATCTGTGCCTCGGCCAGACTGATGAAGTCAGGAATAACTGAAGTCAGATCAGACCGATTAAGCCAATCGGCCAGCGATGTCTTCAATTCTGTATAGGTGGTCAATGCCATTAGACTGCCTCTTTTTCAAGCTGTTCCTTCATGACCCATGTGTGCTCATGCCGGAATTCAAATGTGCCAATGTGTCCGATTTCTTTCGAGACATCATGGTCAATATACACCTTGAAACCCAACTCTTGAGCCTTCTTGCAGAAGAACACATCCTCGCCCATGTAGCCGCGAGTATCGTACTGCCATGGCATATCGAACCATGGCTCAGACATACCCTGAAACACTTCGCGCTTGATTAGCATCACGCCAGTGCCAACCGAGCCGACTTCCTC